GATGCAGATTTTATACTACATGTAAAAACCCCAAAACCCGATCACCCACTTTACGGTGATCAGGTACTAGCAATTGTGCTAAATGACCAAGAGAATAAACAATGAATCCTTTAGATAGTTTTACAGTAATCGCAACCGATGCCGCAACAGGAACACTGACAGTTGAGTGGTCTGCATCAACTAAACCCGCATTGAAGTTAGTGCGAGATCACAAGATACCACTTGAAGCAGATCAGGATAACTGGACTGAGGCAGAACTACGAGCGCACTTCGCAACAGAACTTTTAGCTAGTACTGCTATCCCTGAATGGGCGAAGGCAGAAGAAGCGGCTGAGAATATTAATAGAGTTAAACAAGTTTACGGGCAACTATAGGACACCTAACATGATAATTTACAACACTTTTAAAGTAGTAGAGACAAATGAAGCACAAGGTGAAATGGTACTTGAATGGTCTGCATCTAATACCCCTAATATCAAGATGCTCATCAACCATAGAGTCCCACCAGAGTCGGTGGAAAACAACTGGACTGAAGAACAGTTTAGAACGTACTTCGTGCTTGAAGTTGAAGACGCACCTGCAATACCAGCTTGGGCAATAGCCGAAGAAGATGCATATCAAAACAAAATGTACTTAGAGAGTAAGGGACGTACACCTAGCTAATGATGACCCAATCTGAAATTGCCGACTTTCTCCAAGGTGCTACATTTGGTGCAGAAGTGGACTTTGGAAGTGCGGATAGACGGATAGAAATGCCAGAGGGAAATACTTGGTGTGGTATTGAAGACTACGGTTCTGCACCATGTGGTATTAGTATTGACCCCACACTTCAATTCAATATGTTTGGTGGCGAGTTGCAAACTAAAGCATGTGATTCAGAAAGCGAGTTACTGAAAGTAATATTAGATGTTGCGGAAGCAGTCATTCCTACTTACAAACTGCCTACGAACCGTGGCACAATACATACACACATTCGTATACCGCAGTTACTTGAGCGTCCTGATGTACTTAAGCACCTTATTGAGTATGGTCAGAAGCGTGACTATTCCATACTTCGATGGGTAAATATAGTTGATAGGCCAGACTTTGAATCCATGCCAACCGCAAAGCAGAGGGAGTATTACAATTGGCACTACGAATGTTTCACGAATGTTTATACATATCCGTATCACTCAGTAGCAGTACAGCGAATGATGGAGAGTGATCTAACATCTGTAAATAGCATGGTTGATGCACTGCACGGTGGAGTAACTAACCAAAAGGCTTTTGGATTCGCTGACAGAACTAAGTGCCGTCCAGCAGTTAATTACAGCCACCTCCCAACTTTAGGCACAATTGAATTCAGATCCTTTAACTCCACACTCAATGTCGAACACTTAACCAACATACTTAACTTCTCTCGTGAGTACATAACCGCAGCACTACTAGATGACCCTGAACCTGAAAAGATATTCAAAGGCAGGGAGTATGCAGATAATAGTATGTGGGGGTCAGCAAAAGAAGATAATCAAGTACGAGAAAATAAAGCTAATACTTGTATTTACGTCAATGATTTTAAAACTCTAAGGAAAAAAACAATTCGCTATATTACGTTACTTCTACTTAACAAAAAACTTACAATAAAAGATCTGAACTACCCCCAGTATTGGATTGACAAAGGATTCCAGTAGAAAGTTGTTTTGGTAAAATCTACTTACTATACTAATAATAATAGGGTATAAAATTATATGAATTTAGAAAGCTTAAAGCAATTTGCATCTGATAGGCAGATAGAATTTATAGACGCTGTGTTAAACCACGGAACTCAAAGACAAGCTGCTGACTTCCTTGGTGTAAACCAAAGGACGCTAGAAAGGTCTTTGCAGAAAGTAAAGGCTAACGCCTCAAAGCAAGGCTGGTCGCCTGACCACGACATGACCCATATAGCACCAAGTACTCATGTAGTAAAAGGTGTTAGTACATTTTATGATGAAAATGGAAAACCTATAAGACAGTGGGTTAAAACAGATCTTAAAAAGGAAAATGCAGAAGCTGCGTTACTTGCGTTTGCGGATGGTTTGACATCTGAAATTACTAAGTATGTTCCTATACCTGTAAGTAATAATGAAGTTAAAGCAGAACAGCTAACCGCTATAATAATAGGTGATGCTCACATAGGAATGCTTGTCACTAATAATAGTGACCAAGGTGAATGGAACATTGAGATAGCAGAAAGAGTAACTACACAGGCAATACAGAAGTTAATTAAAGCATCTGGGCCATCTGAAGTAGGATTACTATTAAATGTGGGAGACTTCCTACATGCTAATAATGCTGCAGGTACTACAGCTAAAGGTACACCACTAGATGTAGATGGACATTTTTCTGATGCGTTAATGGCTGCTGTTAGAGTTTATAGGAATGCAGTTGATATGATGCTTGAAGTACACAATAAAGTTGTACTTATGAATACTAGAGGTAATCATGATAGTGATGTAGCTATGGTTGTTAACATAATGTTACAAACTTTCTACTCTGATGAACCACGTGTTACTGTACTAGACAACGTGTCTAAGTTCATGAGTTACATATACGGTAACGTAATGATTACATCTCATCACGGTGACAGGATGAAACCTCAATCTGCTTTTGAATACTTCACTAGAACTATGGCTAAAGAATGGGGTGAGACTAAACATCGTTACTGTATTATGGGTCATATCCACCATAAACAAGCTACAGAGATTGGTGGCAGTATGACCTTTGAAGCTTTTAATACACTAGCTCCACCTGATAACTGGCACTCAGATTCTGGTTATGGATCATCTAGGAGTATGTCTGCAGTAGTATACTGTAAGGAGTGGGGAGAAGTTCAACGCCATAGAGTTTCTATGAGTAAGACAGAACTGGGTTAAGTATGAATACTATTTTCCTTATAAGACAGTACTTTAAAACTCATACCTACGGTATTCTTATAGCTAATGGACAACAGTTTGTTACTATAGAAAGACCTTGGTTAGATAATAGATCTAATGTCAGCTGCATACCAGCAGGACGTTATGTTGTAGACTACCTTCCACGTTCTGGCAGTGGAAAATACCAAAAAGTTTGGCATATTAAGTCAGTAAGTAAAAGATCTGGCATACTTATACACAAAGGAAACTTGGCTAGTCACAGTAAAGGCTGTATTATATTAGGGTCTAGAAAAGGTAGGCTATCTGGTTTACCTGCTGTTTTAAGTTCTGGTACGGCTTTAGTTAAATTTAACAAGTTACAAAGTAAGAAAAGTTTTAATTTACACATTATTGGAGATACTCCGTGTTAGATGCAATTCTTGGAATAGCTAGTTCATCAGGATTAGGTGCGATTGTCGGTTTAGTTGGTAGCTACATGGCTAAACGTGAGCAACGCAAGAGCGATGAATTAAATAATCTTCATGAGTTATCAATGGCTGAAGTTGATTTAAAGCGTGATGCGGCTGAGTCAGAACAAGCTTTAGCAATGGCTGATAAAAAAATTGATATGACTATCGCAGAAGCTGATATACAAAGTGAAATATCAGCAGGAGAAGCATTTACAGCATCTCAATTAGTTTCGTCTAAACCAGTTGGTATTAAATGGATTGACGGTGTACGTTCACTAATGCGACCTGCCATAACTATATACCTACTAGTTATAGTAACGTTTATAACATATAACATTAGTGCGTTACTAGGAGGTTTGAACTCACTTCCTGTATCAGATCTTTACACATTGTACTCACATATTATAAATCAAGCTGTATTTCTAACAGTTACAGCAGTACTTTGGTGGTTTGGTAGCAGAGGAGTCAAGTGATGAGTGTAAGTGATACTGTAGCAGCGTTCACACAACCTACTACATACACGGCTACTTCAGTTGCACTAGTAACTAGTACCACAACTACTACAACAGATATACCTTGGGTAGCGTTGGTGTCATTAGGTATTGCCTTAGTTTCTGTTGTAATTAATTGGTATTACAAACACAAGGATTCTAAAGAATTCCACAGGAAAAGTGACTAGTAATGACAGACCAAATATCATCACTACTGAAATACTGGCCTATCCTTATGTTAGCGTTTGCTGGTGTATCTGGTGGATTTGCCTTCTATCACTCTATGCAAAGTTTAAGTGTTGATGTATCAGAACTAAAACAAATGCTTGTTCGTGAAGAACGTATAGAGTTAGAGTTAAAAGTAAGAGATAACCAAATTGAACAATTAAAATCTGGTTACAAACTACAAGAAGATATTATAAGAGATATGCAATCAGATATTAGGGAACTATACAGGGTGGCAAAATGATTATCGATGAACTAATGTCTATTTGGCCTATTGTACTTGCTGCTATTACTCTTGTTGTTGTACTAGCTAAAATGAATCTCAGTATAGAAATCTTATCTGATAAAGTTAAGACACTATTTGATTTGCACAATAAAGGTGGTAAGTAATGTTTACTATCTTAAATAAAATTCAAAAAGGTTTTCAAGATGGTAGATAAAGCTAAAATTTTAAGTAGTCTAAAAGATGATTTAACTGCTGCAGATAACCTTCGTTTAGAAACTGTAAGCCAAGTAGAAACTTGGAAGAAAGCTTACAACGGAGAAAACTACGGTAATGAAGTAAAAGGTAAATCTTCATTAGTGTCTAGAGACATAAAACGTCAAGATGAATGGCAACATGCTTCTCTAAAAGATCCCTTTTTATCTACTAGTGATATTATAAAGTGTGTACCTATCACATCAGAAGATAGAGCTGCAGCGGAACAAAATGAATTAGTACTTAACTACCAGTTTACTAGAAAGTTTAATAGGTATAAGTTTATTACCGATGCAGTAAAGCTACTTACTACTGAGGGTACACTTGTAGTTAAGTGTTCATGGGACTACGCAGATGAAGAAGTTGAAGTTGAGTACCCTACTTACGAGTTAGACCCAGCTACTATGGAACCTGTACAGACAGGTACAAAACTAGTAAAAGAACTAAATGTTACTGTAAATAAACCTTATGCTGAAACTTGTCGTATAGAAGATATTTACATTGATCCTACTTGTCTTGGTGATATTGATAAATGCCAGTTTATAATACATAGGTATGAAAGTGATCTAACCACTCTTAGAACTAGCAAGAAGTATAAGAAGAAAGAACTGGATAAGGTAGCACTTAACCTAGTTAAAGACACAGGTGACTTTGAAAATGAAGATGACACAAACTTTGAGTTTAAAGACCAACCAAGAAAGAAAATAATTGTTCATGAGTACTGGGGTAATTACGATATTGAAGACACTGGTATAGCTAAACCTATTGTCTGTACTTGGATAAACAACACTATTATTAGACTAGAATCTAATCCTTACCCTGATGATAAAATACCATTCTTAGTAGTAGCTCATAACTCTATACCTTTCCAAATGACAGGTGAAGCTAACGCAGAAACTATTGGTGATAACCAAAAGATATCTACCGCTATAAAGCGTGGAATTATAGATAACATGGCTAATTCTAATAATGGTCAGAAAGGTATACGTAAAGGTGCCTTAGATACACTTAACAGAAAAAGATTTCTTGGTAACAAACACTTTGAATACAACACTTCGTCTAGTGACTTTTTTGAAGGTTCTTACAACCCTATACCTAGTAGTGTGTTTTCTGTATTAGAGCTAGTTAATAACGAGACAGAATCTATTACTGGTGTAAAAGGTTTTGCTGGTGGTATTAGTGGAGCAAGTTTAGGTTCAACAGCTACTTCTGCCAGAGGAGCACTAGATGCTGTGTCTGTACGAAGATTGGATATTGTAAGAAACATAGCTGAAAACTTAGTTAAACCTCTTATGCGTAAATGGTTATCGTACAACTCTAAGTGGTTAAAAGACGAAGAGGTTGTTCGTATAACAAATGAAGAGTTTGTAACAATAAGGAAAGACGATCTTAGAGGTGACATTGATATTGAAATAGAAGTATCAACAGCTGAAGATAACTCAAGTAAAGGACAACAACTTTCATTCTTACTGCAAACACTTGGACAAGGTATGGACGCAGGAATGAGAAATCTTCTTATGAGTCAGGTAGCTAGGTTACATAAAATGCCAGACCTAGCCAAGTCACTTAAAGAATATCAACCACAACCTGATGAGCATCAAGCACAGATGCATTCTCTAGAGATGCGTAAGCTGGAAGCTGAGATTAATGAGCGTGAATCTAGGGCTATGGAAAATCAAGTTGATATGCGACTTAAAACTGCTAACGCTGTACTAGCTGAAGCTAAAGCAAGACTTGTAAATTCAGATACAGACATTAAAGATCTAGACTTTATGAGTAAGGTTACAGGTGAAGACATGGCTGACGAATTAACGAAGAAGGATCATGATCGTATGACAAAACTAGACTTAAAGTCTGCAGATATTATGAATGGTTAACACAAGTAATACACCATTAATAGTGGGATACCTGTAAACATTAGATACAGTACTAGTTTACAAGTTAATTAAATTATAGTATAAATAAAAAACTTATTTACATAAACCAGAGGACTCATCGTGAGCAACCCAGAAAACGAAGTAGAATTAGAGACAGTAGAGTTAAACGAGTACCTAGACATGGGTGAGGCTTTACACCGTTTACAAAAGAATCCTGACTTTATAAAAGTTATTATGGAAGGTTACTTAACTAAAAAGGTTAAATCTTCTGTTAGTCTTTTAGCAGTCCCAGGAATTAAACAACGTGGTGAACGTGGTGATGTAATGGAAGACCTCGTTTCTGTGAGCAATCTGCAGTACTTTTTTGCTATGATTGAAAACTTTTACGAAGGAGCTACTCAAGAAGGTACAGAAGGAGATCCTGAATAATGTCTCAGGAACTTTCAGAAGACGAGATTTTAGAAAATGATATAGATCCTATGGATGCTATTAATGCTATCCGAAGGGAAGAAGAAAAATCTGATCCTACTAGTGATAGTGTTGAAACAGTCGATACTGACACTAGTGATCAAATAGATGAACCTATTGAAGAAACAGTTAGTGACTCTGATAGTGAAGACACAACATCAGAAACTTCTGAAGAAGTTGCTAGTGAAGAAGAACCTTTATCAGAAGAAGTTAAAGAAGATGAAGTAAAGGAAGCTATTAAACGTAAGTTTAAAGCTAACGGACAGGACTTTGAATTTACTGATGACGAAATTATGTCTCAGTTTGAAGGTGTGTTCGGTAAAGCTATGGACTACACGCAGAAAATGCAGAAGATAGCTCCTTACCGTAAAATGATTTCTGCCTTGGAAGAAGAAAGTATCACCCAAGACCAGTTTGATATGGCACTAGACATCTTAAAGGGTGACAAAGGTGCTATAAAGAAACTAGCTGCAGATAGAGATATAGATCTTAGTGATTTAAGTTTTGAGGATGATGATGCACCGTATAACCCAACAAGGTACGGTAAAACTGATTTTGAAATAAAGATAGACGAGATAGACTCTCAGATATCTAAAGACCCAGAGTATAGTACTACTGTTGACGTTATAGACAAACAGTGGGATGATATGTCTAGGAAAAGTGTTGCAGACAACCCCGATATTATTCTGGGTCTGCACAATGATGTAAAATCAGGTGTCTACGCTAAAGTAGCTCCTGAAGCAGCAAAGTTACAGATGTTAGATGGAAATTCTAAGTCCAGTTTAGATTACTATCTTCTTGCAGGTGCTGAATACCAGAAAGCTACTCAAACTGATAACGGTCAGAAACAGGTAGATGATCTGAATAAAGGCGCACAAGAAGCAGAAACAAAATTTGGTAAGGAATCATCAGAAGCTGAATCAAAACGGGCAGCTACTTCAACAGGCTCCCGTTCTGGACAAAAAAGTGTCGTCGATTATTTAGACGATGGAAATGATGAAAAATTTGATGCTTGGTACAAGAATCTTGAACAAGCAAATTAAACTTATTAAATGGTAAACTAAAATGGCTACAAATCAATATAACGCAGGAACGAACGCCACAGGCGGTCCGAATACTGTTGTTCATTATTACGACAAAGCAGGTGTTAAAGCTGCGAATGCCGTAAACGTATACGCTCAGTTCTCTGATCGTCGTTCTATGCCTATGAACATGGGCAAAACTTACAAGGTTAGTAAGTTCCTTCATATCTATGATCGTATTCTAGATCCAAGCTCACAAGTTGGTGGAACTAACGCAGCTTTTGGCACTAAAGGTTATTTGTCAGCACGTAATATTACTGACGTATCATCTGGAATGCCTACTCTTGCTGAAGGCGCAGCTGCAGTAAACAAGGTTGCTTTAAAGAAAGTAACTATTAGTTGTGCGTTTGCACGATATGGTGAGATGTTAGACTACACTGATGACGTTACTATGTTCTCTGAAGATATGGTTCAGGTTCAGTATCGTGAAGAGTTAGGTCATCTAGCTAATCGTCGTTCTGAAGATCTTATTCAGTTAGACATGCTTGATACCACTACTATTCAGTATGTAGGTACTGCTACTTCACTTGTGACAGTAGGACAGGATACCACTTCTGCTTCAGGTTCTGACGATGTGGATTCTCAAGTTTCTTATGATATGGTTCGTAAGATCTCTCGTCGTCTTGTACGTAACCGTGCTGAGAAAAACACTTCTATTGTTACAGGTTCAACTAAAATTGATACCCGTGTAATCAATAAAGCGTTTTATGCAATCATTGGCCCAGAAATTAAGTATGACCTTGAAGGTCTTACAAAAGGTTCTGGTAATGCTGAAGAGTTCGCTTATGTTCCAGCATACAAGTATGCAGACGCTACTAACCTAGCTGAAGGCGAAGTTGGCGCAATGAACGATGTTCGTTTCATTGAGTCAGAATCTGCTGTTGTATACGCTGCTGGTGGTGCTGTTGTACCTCAAAGCTACGTTGGTGCTCTTTCTGCTAGTGGTGGTACAGATAATACTTCTGCTACTGCTGGTGACAGAGACAACTTTGACGTTTTCCCAATTCTTTTCCCAACTAAAGGCTCTTTTGCTACTGTTGGTCTTAAAGGTAAAGGAAAAATCAAGTTCAACAGTCAGTCTCCTGAGAAGACTGAACTTGCTAACCCTTATGGTAATCAAGGTTTCTTCAGCTACAACATGTGGTATGCAGGTATCATCTTGCGCGAAGAACGTTTACTTAAAGGATATGTTTGCGCTAGTTCGTAAGCAGTAGAGTAAAGTAGAACATGGCTGGGATTCATTTGAGTCCTAGCCATTTATTATAACCCGTTAAACAACTGAGAAGATTTAACATGCCACAACCAACAGAAAGATCAATACTAGTAGAAGAAGCTAATACCCTTGGGCTAAGTTTCCAAAGTAATATACAAACTACCAAACTTAAAAATTTAGTAGATGAGGCTAAAGGTGTTATTTCGCCAGACGAAACCCTTGCCTCCTCTGCACCTGCTAAGGCAGAAACAAAAAAAGATACTGTTTTAAGTTCTCGTCAAAAAATAGCAGTAGCAAAAAAAGAAGCTTTCCTTACTAAAGTAGTAACAATTACTAATAAAGATGTACGTGAAGCTGACATGGTTACTACTGCACACCTAAGTTTTGAGAATAACTTTTTCGGTATGGCTAAGAATGTACCACTAGACATCCCTGTAGAACTAGAAGTGTCTTTAATTA